CCGACCTGAATCACAATGACGGTTGCATGATGGTCTTCGCTGTGAGCGGTAGCCCAAAGATGCTAGATGACCTAGCCAACCAAGTCTCAGTAACCCGTGACGGCGGATTCGTCCGCGTCAGCATTCCATGTGGAGCCTACTAATGAGAATCGACACTCCTAGCATGATGATTCTGATTGCCCAAGGCGAGGCGGCAGTCGCTCTTGCCGAACACGAAGCAACAGTCTCTTCAGCCCGCCTTCGCCTCCAACGAGCGGAAGAGGCTGTGCAAGCCATCCGTATCAAGTCGATGCCCGTTGTTCCGTCCGCTGCCGAATGGCAAGCGCGAGTCGATGTCAGCATCGCTGATTGCGAACTTGAGATCGCGGAGACACTCGCTCAAGCCCAACTTGATGCGGCACGAATGATCGTTGCGATTCGCAAGAGTGCGCTTGAGGTTCTTCAGGTCGCAAGCGACTCGACAGCCAAGCCAACTGTGGATCATCTGCGCCACGCCGTCCGAATCTACGAGGAGTACATGGGCGACACGACAGCCACGCTCGTCGAGTCCATCGCCCGTGGTCTTGCCATCAACGACGAGCGGTGGGTCAAGCCTTCCGCGTCAATCCTCGACAGCATGAGTCACCTCCGCACATATCACGGTACGGGCTACACCTCATGGGACACCGTCTTCGACATCAAGGATGCCATTGAGGAAACGGAGCCACAGGAGGTCGATTGCGAGGCGGGCGTGGAGTGATCCGCCCGCTTCTGTTACTATGACCGCATGAAAATCACATTTCAAACAGCGGCTATCAAGACGGCGATCTTCATTGCGAAGGTCGTTGTCTTTTGTGTGGTGTTCAACTCCCTCTGCTACTACCGTAAGTTAGGGTTCTAAAACCATCAGGGCGTGTGAGTGCCATGATCGGCGGGAGTAAGACCGTCGAACTTCTCCATTGGATACCCGTCCGATGCAAGACCATCGCACTCGCCTCGCTTTGGGAAGTGCGCCATCAACGCGTTCGCCCACACGAGTGATTCGGGTTCGATTGAGCCTTGCTTAATAGCCTTGCCGACTTCTTCGATGATCAAGTCGAACAGGTTGTCACCTCGCCATCCGTCCACAGGGTTAGTGATGCACAAGACCCGCGTGAGACTTGGGTTCTCAGGATCAAATGTCGCGATCATGTTCCATTTCTTTGTGTTGTTTTGGAACACGAACTCCACACAGTAGAAGGGTTCACCGCTGATGCCGTTTCGATGATGCGAGATAGTCTTAATTTTTTGGACAATCATGCTCGTCTCCAAATGGGTTGCTGTCAGCGTCTTCCAAAGCGAAAGTCGCGGAACTTGAATCATACCACATTGTTTGACCAATGTCAATGGGTGTGAATAAGCAATCTTGAAAATGACTTTGCATTGTGGTACGGTGCTGTCATGCACGGCGAAGGTCGCGAACTTGCAATCACCCGTTCGCTCGGCAAGTGCGAGTTGTGCGGCGGTCGCCTAGATCAATGGCATGGGTTGTCAGTTCACCACAGACGACCTCGGGGCATGGGCGGGTCGAGAGATCCCAAGACCAACAGCGCGTCGAACCTGATCGTTCTGTGCGGGTCTGCAACGAGCGGATGTCACGGCAAGGTCGAGAAGAACAGGGCTGACTCTAAGCGTGACGGCTTGATCGTCTCGTCATGGGGCGATCCCGCGTCAGTCCCAATCCTGCTCAACGGGACATGGTGGACGCTGACCGACGATGGCGACAGGCTTCCCGCGCCTGACCCTCAGTAAACAAAGACAAACAAAGACAGTCTTTGCTTAAACAAAGACACGCCCTCGAAAGAGCGTGCCGTTGCAGACCACCATCGCGAGACGAGTAGCAATGGCTTCCTACGGGGACTGCTCCGACCGACCCTTCAGACCCGTTCGCCTCTTCGATATGAGGATAGGTTCTATAAGGGCGATCTCTACTTTTGTACAGGCAAGTTCGCCGTCTTTGGCGTACCTCTTGGTCATGTGCATGGAATAGACGATTGAGTCGTCGCGCCACACGCCGCTGTTATTTATGCCGTCTAGCAAACCCTTGGTCAGATTGTCACAATCGGGCTTGCTCGTCTTCTGAAGCATCTTGGTCGTCGTCACCATCGGGAACACGAACTCGGCTCGGACGAACACGGGACAGTCGATTTGGGCGGTGAGGGCTGCACGGGCAAAGGCTTCCCTGACGGCGATAATCACCATGTTCTTCCAATTACCGATTGGGTGGCTAGAAGGGTAGTAGGTTCGGACATTGTTACCGATCCTTGCGTGCCTAGCCCTCGGCTGTGCGACAGGAAGCCCTTCGACCGTGAAGGACAGGACGGTGGGAGAATCCAACTCGTAGGAGATCACCATCCGCGCCTCGCCTTCACGATGGCTTGGATGTCGTCTTGCTGCGCTCCGTCATTGATCCACGCTCTGAAGTCCTTGTAGGCGGTGGGTGGGGCGATGATGGACGCGCTCTTGGCGTAGTCCTTACGGATCATTAGGGCGAGTTCGGAGGCTCCTGCCTTGCCTGCGGGGTCGTTGTCGCGGGCGATGATGACATCCCTACCCGTGGCGATGGAGCAGCAGTCGGCAACCGCCAACTTACAGCCAGGTCGTCCGACAGCGACAAACCCACGATCCGTCATTGCAGCCGCATCCGACTCTCCCTCACAGATGAACAAGTCCCCATCCCTCTGAACATTTCCGTTCTTCGGCAGGAACAGCCCAAGCCTGCTCCCCGTCACGCAGAACTTTTTGTCGGGTGCGCGAAGCCGTATCCCACACACTACACCCCTGCTCCACATCGGGAACGACCAACACCGACCATCCCACCCAATACCAAACGACTCTAGCGAAGCCCTTGACACGCCAATGTTCTTTGACATTTCGGTCAGTTGCGTGAAGGTGATCGAAGCCCGCAGTTTGTTTTGCATCTTGCCGAAGTCGTGCATCTCGACTTGCGACTCGCTCCACATCTTGACGCTGAACCGCGCTACCTCACCGATCTCTTTCCCGTCGATAGCGTGCAGCCACCCCGCCTCACCGATCTTCTTGCGGCTCTCCACCCTCGGGCATATCACAAGTCCCCTGTCTTGGTCGATCAGGCACCAACTCTGATGCTTGTGTAATTGAGCGCATACGGGACACGGCACCCTGTTGGTCACACGGCGACCCTCAAAGGTCACCTCGCCCGTCGATCTGTCCACGAGACGCAATACGCTGCTCATCGACGCACAGCCCTCTTCGCTTCTTCAAGCGATACAAGGTGACCGTCGATGATCCAAATGGTGCGGCTCTGTTCGGTCGCCCTGCCCATCTTGTCCACGGTTTCTAATAGGTACTCGCCGCGATCAGGATTCTGAACCGCTAACTCCTTGCCAAAGTCGTATGACTTAGTGTCGAAGTCGTAGTTCACCACGCGACAGCGAATAAAGACGATCTCCTCCTTGGCATACTTGCGAGTTGAAGCCTCGTCAGTATTGATTGACTTTTGATCCGTCATACTTGCCTTCCTCAACTCGACATTGAGCCAAACACGCCGCGTATCCCGCAATATCGACGGCATTGTCACGCTTGGGAGTGTGCTGCTCCCGTGCGATCTTGTCAATCATCATCATCATCGCCCAATCGCTTGGTGTCAAGTCCTCATTGAACTTGTGCTTGAACATGGCGTTGATGGCACCAATCGTTCGCGCAAAGTGATGGTTCGCGCTTCCGTAGACGAGTGCGCGTGCGGATACTGCCTGCATTGTCTCGCATAGAAGAGACTCCTTCTCGTCCATCATGCAACCTTTTCGCCTTTCTTGATCTTGTCGATTGCTTCGGACGCGCCTTTGCGGTCGAACTGAGCGGGGTCGAGACCCGCCTTTCGCAGAACCCAAGCCTGCTTATCTGAAGGGGAGGACATGATGTGGTCGATCAATTGACTTGCTTCCTTGGTGTTGAGGTTGTCAACATTGGGGATGTTATTGCGCTTGAGGAATGTGAGTTGCTTCTCGCTTGCGGGGATGCGCTTTGCCCAACCGGGGACGCGCTGCGGGACGATTCCTAGCGACGAGAACGGGTTAATGTCCTGCGTCTTGTAGGTCGTGCTGACCTTGATGAAAGTCCTGCGCTTCTCCTCTGCCTCACGCTTCAGATCACGCTCGACCTCATCCATCTGTTCAAGAACATCAATCTCGACAAGCAACGAGTTGTTCGCGTCCTGCTCTGACTTGGCTGTAGCCCTATCACGAACGACATCTGACCAATTACCACCGAGGGCATCGGCGACCCGCATCAACTTGTGGCGACCGCAGTTGCCAACGAAGTCGAGTACGGTCACGCACTTCTTCGCGCTCGCCGCAATTGCAGCCTTCCTCGCTTCAGGCGTTTCCAACCCGTCAATCACAGTCGCGAGCGTCCTCGTTCCACGACCAACCATCTGACAGTAAAGGCTCCTGCTCTTGGTCGGGCGCATCATGGCGATGAACTGAACACCCTTGTTGTCCGTAGCGGGGTCGTCCCAACCTTCGGTGGCAATGCCGACATTGCAAAGGAACTGATACTTGCCGTCACCGAAGTCTCGGAAGATGGTTCGCCTGCGATCTTGTGGCGTGTTCGCGCTGACGAAAGCAGCCGTGTTCGGCTTGTACCTGTTGATGATTTCGGCAACCCGTTCGGCGTGTTCTACGGACGCGCAGAAGACGAGCGTTCGTCGTTCTCCTGCGATCTTGACGGTCGGCTCGACCATGCGGTGGAGCGTCTCTTCGTACTTCAGCACGCGGTCAAGGTCTGCGCCGTTGAGGTCGCCCGCTGTGGTGCGACAGTCGGAGTAGTCAAGACTGCTCACCGTCACCATCGTCTGCTTGATCGGTACTAGGTATCCGTCTGCAATGCCTTCGGCGACACCGTACTCATACGCGACCGAATCGAACACCTGACCTAAAGCCTCTTCGTCTGCTCGGTCGGGAGTGGCTGTAACTCCAAGAACCTTCGCTCCACCCGCCGTGAAGTAGTTGATGACATCTCGGTACGATGAACTTGTCGCGTGATGAGCCTCGTCAACAACGACAAGGCTGAACTGCGAGGGGTTGAACCGCTCCATTCGTTTCGCCCCGTCACGCTCTGCGACACAGGTCTGAACAGAAGCAACCACAACAGGATCGGAGTAGATCCCGTTGGTGGCACGCCGCTCTGCCATCTCGACGGAAGCGTTGATGCCAACTCTGGTTTGAATGTGCCGTGCAGCCTGCTCGACAAGTTCGCTTCGATGCGCGATCACGAGACAACGCTTGCCATTGGTAGACATTCGGCGGATCATTTCGCCAAAGGTCGCGGTCTTGCCAAGACCCGTTGCCATGACGAGCAAAGTCGAGTCGTTGGTCAGGAACTCGCGCTCGACAGCCTCAACAGCATCGTTTTGATATGGGCGGAGATAAATCCCCGTGCGCTTGATCAACTCCGTGGAAACAAAAAGGTCGGTCATTATTTGCGCCCTTTCTTGAGATTCTTGGGAGCCATTTCGATTGCAACCTTTCCGAGCCATCCCGTGTGCTTGCAAGCATCGCATCCATCGCCGTTGCAATAGACGCATAGGTCGTGCGGCTTGGCATCAGTCAGACAACGCTTGGCATTCTTGATGTCAGCGTCGATGGCGTTCCAATTGACGGAATATCCTGCGGGGTCGGCTGACAGTAC